CATCTTCCGGTTCGGGGATCTCCGGTGCGTGCTCCCGATCGACTTGTATGAGCCCCTCGCGCGGCTGGTCGCAGATGGCGTGTCCACCCAGGACGTCCTCGACCGCTGGTTGCGGAACGCTCTGGGGCTCCCGCCCGCCGCTGAAGGGGTGACCGTCGTGGAAGCCTGCTGCGCGGAGCCCGTCCCCCGGCTCGACCCCACGACCGGCTCAACAGACTGCGTCGGCTGCGGGGCAGCCCTGGCCCCCCAGGACGACGACGACGACGCCGCAACTTCAGTGGGTGACCAGTGATGTTGCGCTCGTTCGCCTTGAAGCGCGCAACTTCAGTGGGTGACCAGTGGAGGTGCCCCGGATCGCCCCAGGGCGAGCAGCTTCAGACCGTGACCAGTGGAGGTGCGCGGTGACCCTGCGCCTGGGGATCGTGGACGCCAACACGAACGCGGCGAAGGAATACAAGGGCGTTGTCGCCAGCGTGATCGGACAGTGGTTGGAGTGGGAGGCCTCCCGCGTCGGCGTTCAGTTGACATCGCCCGGTGAGGCTGACGTCGTGCTGGTTGTGTTCGCCGGGAGCGTCGGCTGGGACCAAGCCGCCCGCCGCGAGTTGAAGCGCGTGGGGATCCGCCCGTGCGCGGTCATGCGAACCCGCGAGGACGATCCCCCATTCGTCCTGACCGGGGGACCCGTCGATGCGACGCCCCTGACCGCCCTGGCGGTCGCGGACGGGGTGCTGGTAGGCGAGGGCTACCGCTTCATCCGGCTGCTCCTGGACGTCCTCCTGGACCCCCGTGCAACGAAGGGTGATGTCGAGCGGCTCGTGGTCGAAGACCCGCACGCCATCGCCCGGTCGCAGGTCGTGAAGCTGAAGCGCGACCGCGAGCGGAAGTGGCTGCTCGCGGAGCCCCCGGAGATCCTCGCCACGCCCGACCCGTGGGTGGACTGGACCGTGCCCGCGGTCAAGACCGACGACAAGGTGGTGCGCGTCCTGGGCTCCAAGGGGTGCCACTTCAAATGCGGATATTGCGCGACGACCTTTCGGCAGGCGAAGACTGAGAACCCAAGCCCCGGCAGGGTGCGCTCGCTGGTCAAGCGGCTGGGGCGAGCGGGCGAGCGGGTGCAGGTCCTGTCCAACGACCCCGCGAACATCAAGTGGTATCCCGCGCTTCAGGGGCACCTCGACCACGGCAGCTACACGATCGAAGAGTTCCTGCGCCCTGAGAATCGCGCCGCGATCATCCGTCAGCGACCGCGCATCGTGCGCTTCGGTGTCGAGGGGCTCAGCGAGCGGCTGCGACACTCCTGGATGAAGCCGATCCCGCACGCCACTGTGCTTGACGTCCTGGCTGACCTGGAGCGAGCCAAGATCAACTCGCACATGTTCATGATCGTCGGAGCGCCGTTTGAGGGCGAGGTGGATTGGATGGAGTGGCGGGACTTCATGGTGCGGCTGGTCGCCCAGAAGGAGTACGGGATCACCCGGATCAAGTTCACGTCCTACCAGCCCAGCCCGCCCGCGCCGCTGGTCCGCTTCGTCAGCGGCAACGACTTTGAGGGGCACTATGACCGCTTCCGTGACTGGTACATCCGCAACTCGGTGTCGTCGCACATTCTTCTGATCAACCCGCGGCGGGCGAAGACCAGGACGCGCGATGTCGCGGAGCAGCTGCAGGTCAGCCGCGAGGTCGCCGCCAAGCTGGTCTGCACCCCGGGGACCAAGGATCTGGCACCGACCCCAGAGGACTTCGCGCGGATGCCGTCCAACCTGATCGGCTGGCCGATCGCGTCTGACCGGCGCTTCAAGATCAGCGAGACGTTCCGCGGGCGCGTCCACTCTGCGGAGCCACTGCCGCCCGTCGCCACCGTCGCCAGGACGCTGGGCACGCGGGGCGTGGACGGGGCGCGAGGGAAACGGGGGCGGTCGGTCCTCGCGGATCGCGCCTGATGCAGTGGCAGACCACCTTCACCGCCGAGCCCGTGGGAAAGGGCAGCGTGCGGACGCGGGTGATTATCCCCAAGGATCCACGGAAGAAGCCGTTTGCGACGACTTACCCAGACCCGAAGTCGGACGCATGGGAGGACCAAGCCGCTGACTGGTTCCGCGTCAACTGGCGACCCCGCGAGCCCCTCGACTGCCCCTGCGTCCTGTTGGTGGAAGCGACGTTCCCGAGGACGAAGGCGAAGACCTGGAAGCGGAAGCGGATGACCCCGTTCCCGCACACCGTGAAGCCGGACGGCAGCAACGTCTTAAAGGCGGTCGAGGACGCCCTGGTCAAGGGCGGCGTGATGGTGGACGACTCGCGGATCTTCGACACCCGGTGCGTGAAACGGTACGCAGGCGAGGGCGCTGAGGTGTCGGTCAAGGTCACGATCCGGTTCCCCTCGCCGGACCAGATCCAGTCCCTATAGGCTGGGTGGTCGAATGGCTGGAGTGACTCAACAGGAGAAGCGCCGCCGGCTGGCGATCGTGGAAGAGGCGATCGACAAGTTCGGGTGGAGCCTGCGCGTCGAGCGGTCCCTGGCAGAGCGCCTGGGCGTGACCGCCCGTGCGATCCGCCGCTACAAGCTGGAGGTGATCGAGCGGCACAGGGAGGACATTGAGCCGGTCCTGGGCAACCGCACCGAAGCCCGCGTGGATCTCCTGGGCTCGCTTCGGTCGATGCGGCGGGCGGCGCAGTCCAAGGGCAAGTTCGGTCCCGCGGTGTCGATGGTCAGCCTGGAGATGCGGCTGCTTGGTGTCTGGGAAGCTCCCGAAGAGCTTGCACCGCCGGACTCGCTGGAGTCCGTGGAGCGGGGTGAATTGATCGATGAACTCGCGTCTGAGTTGACCCTGGAAGAGGCAACTGAAGTCCTTGAGCGGCTCCAGAATCAGGCAGCTGGGGGCGACCATGCCGGTGGGTCTTGACAGTGGTTTGACATTTAGGGCTCAGATGCCGCCCCTCGTCACTGGACACGTGCGCCCTGCCAGGGCATCCCGGCCCCTCGCTGGTACGAGCGGTCGGAGAATCTGTTTGGACAGTTTGGGCGACCTGTCTAGCGTTTCTGCCGTCTGTCATGGGGTGTGCCAGATCGTGCCCGTTCCCGAAGACTCGCAAACTCTTGACAAGCTTGGCGGTGTCCAGTGACGCTCGCTGGGGCAGTCAGGAGGACCAGGGCGACCCCCCGCACGAGTTATGCACGGTACGTTCCTGGCCCGCCGCACCTCGCCTTCCACCGCGACACTTCCCAGACGCGGCTGCTCCGTGGACCTAACCAGTCGGGCAAGACTGAGGCGGGTGCGAAGGAGATCACCGACCGCTGTCTGGGTCGAGGGAAGTGGCAGGATGTCCCGCCGCCACCGATCCGCGCTCGCGTGGTCTGTCACTCGTTCAAGCAGTCGCTCGCCGTCCAGCGCAAGCTCTGGGAGACGCTGCCCAAGACGGAACTGGACCCGCGCACCTACTTCGACCGGGTGACGGGCTTCCGGCACAAGTGGATCGGCTTCAAGAATGGCAGCGAGATCAGGATCGTGACGGTCGGGCAGGACACACTCGCCCACGCTTCGGAGACGCTCCACGTGGTCTGGATCGATGAACCGCCCGACCCCGGCGTGTACGCGGAGTGTCAGGTGCGGACGCTCGCCACGGACGGGTGCGTCTACCTGACGCTGACCCCGGTGGACCGCCCCTGTGGCTGGCTGAAGGATATCGTGGAAGGGAAGGTGCCGCCCGAGCTTGAGGGGCTCTGGGACGACACGATGGCGCACACGATCAGCGAACACCACTACGCCCTCAGCGTGGAGTCCTGCCCCTGGATGGATCAGGACAAGGTGACCAGGGCGATCTCCAAGGTGCCGATCTATGACCGCCCCCAGCGAGTCCTGGGCGAGTGGGACGGGCTGACTGTTGACCGCTCCCTGCCCGCCTTCAACCCGTCCTGCATTTACGACCCCGCCGACCTCTCCGCGTTCAACGGCTGGCCCGGGGAGCGCCCCGTGCTGATCCCGATCGCCGCCGACCACGGCGAGCGGGCGAAGTACAGCTGCTGGCTGGTCGCCGCCTACCAGGAATATGGGCGCGGGCTCGCTAGGGTCCGCATCCTGGCCGAGTACGTGAACCCGCGGGCGACGGACGACCTGGAGGACGCGGAGGGCGTGCGCGCCGCGGTGGAGGCGGCTGGGCTGTCCCTGGAGATGATCGACTGGGGCGTGGGCGACATCAACACGGGCGGAAAGAGCCAGGGCGGTCGCAAGCTGAACGAGATCATGACCGAGAACCTCGCCGCGCTCATGGGGCTCCCGGTACGCTCGCCTTCGTTCACGATCAGTTCGGCGTGGAAGCGCCCCGGCTCGATCGGGTTCGGGGTGCGGCTGACGAACAACTATCTGAAGCGAGGCGACCTGATGATCTCCACCAACTGCCCGCTTCTGATCGAGGCCTGCCGCCACTGGACGGGCGAGAAGAGCGGCGATCTGCCCCACCGGATCGACGCGCTGCGCTACCTGATCGTGGAGATCTTCCGCAAGCTAGGCGGGATGCCGAGCGGCGTTAGGATGGACTCATGACTGCGACGACCCAGACGGACACCCAGGCCCTTCAAGCGGCGGTGCCGCCCTCGCCCCCCGGCGCGGACAACGCTGCCCGTGTGAGCGAGCAGGGGCTGCGACGCTCCTTCATGGAGGGGACGTGGAGCCCCACGCTGAAGACCCACGCGATCCAGCAGATCGGGAAGAAGCGCACCGCGATGGCGGGATTGATGGACACGTCCAGCAACCTCGTCCTGCAGTACGTCACCCAGATCGCCCGCCTGTACGACTCCCCGCCGACCCTAGTGCACACAGACAAGGCTGGGCTGGAGGTGCTTCAGACGCATCTGGAGCAGTCCCGATGTTGGGGACTCGCCGCGCGGAACCAGCAGTGGACGCTCGCCCTGCGCGAGGGGCTCCTGTTCGCCGGGTGGCACGGCGGCGACGAGAAAGACGGCGGGCGGCTGGTTGTGCGTCAGGTGTCCGCGGACTTCGTCTTCGGGGAGCCCCACCCCAACGACCCCACGCAGTTTGGGCTGCTCTATGAAGCCCGCCGCCGCGACGTGCTGGTGGACGCCGAGACGGGGCGGCGTGAGAAACAGTGGACCTGGGACGTCTGGGACGTCCGCGAGCCCGTGGAGGACGCGCACCCGGCGAGCCCTGAAGCGAACCGCCCCAGCTTCCGCATCCTGGATAGCAACCGGCGCGGCGACCTGACCGCGCAGTTCGTGGACCCCGCCGAGTGGGAGGGCGCTGCGTACCCCTACCGTGACCTGGGCAACCAACCCGTGATCCCCGCGGTCCTTTATCACGCGAGCCCCCACGATGGACTCTGGGCGTGGTGCGAGGGCTCCGAAGTGATCTTCGGGACGCTCCAGGACGGGCTCAACTGGACGCAGGTCAACCACGGCTTCAAGGTCGGCAGCTTCCGCCAGCGGTACATCGCCGGGGGAAGGATCAAGGGCGGCGTGGTCAAGGAGGTGTCGGGCAGCGGCGGCGACAAGGTTGAGACGTTCACCGCGGATCCGGCAGTCGCCCTGGAGATCGCCAGCGAGGGCGGCGACGCGGTCAGTGTGGGCGAGTGGGGCGAGTCGGTCGATATCTCCAAGGCCGAGCAGTTCGCCCGCAACTACGGCAAGCGGCTCGCGGTGCACTTCGGGCTGTCCCCCGCCGATGTCTCCTTTGAAGCCCGCTCGCCGCAGTCGGGCGTGTCCCTGACCGTCTCTAGGCAGGGGCAGCGGAAGCTCCAGGCTGCTCTGGCTCCCCGGTTCCGGGAGGGCGACCTGCTCCTGCTGGAGCGCATCGCGATCGTCCTGGGGGCGCACGGGATCAAGGTCCCGCAGACCGACTTTCAGGTGGAGTACGCGGCGATCGAACTGTCGCCGCTGGAGCGCAAGGAGGAGCTTGCCAATATCAGGGAAGAGCTTGAGATGGGGCTGACCACGAAGGTTGATGCGTGGCTGCGGCTCCACCCCGGCTCGACCGAAGCTGACGCGAAGCGGGCGCTGAAGGAGATCGCCAAAGAAATCGAGGCTGAAAACGAAGCCGCACCGCCGTCCGCACCGGCTCCGGGAGCAGGTCCCGAGGGTAGCGGCGGGCTGGACGGCGGGGATGCCCTGGGTGCCGACGTGGACCCCAAGGTGGCAGATCCTCCCGGATCGTCGGGGACGGTCGGGGGCGATCCTCCTGCTTGACGTGCTCGCCGGGGGCGGGCAGGCTTTCCACACCTCAGCCGCGTAGGGCTCTAAACACGAAGAGGTGGTGACGATGCGCTTTCCCCGACGACGACTTAGCCTGCACCCCGACGCACCGCCCCCCGGCGAGGCACCGGCTGCGAGCGACGGCGGCGACGGTGGCGGGGGCAGCGGAGGCGACGCAAAGCCCCCAAAGAGCACCCCAGACACCGTCCCGTATTCGGTCTTCCAGAAGACGAACGCGGATCTCAAGACGGCGACCGGGAAGCTCCAGGCGGCGGAAGCGAAGCTGGGTGGGTTCGACGGGTGGATCAAGCCCGACGACCACACCAAGGCGGTCCAGGAAGCAGCCGATCAGGCGACCCTCCTGGCCGATGGACGAGTGGCACCGAGCTATCGGGGCTACATCGCTGAGCGAATGAAGGCGGCGAAGCCGACCGACAACGCGAAGTGGTTGTCTGACCTCCGCGGCTCCGAGCCCGCCTTCTTCGACGTGGTCCTGGATGGGACTCCCGCACCGAAGCCGAAGACCCCCCCGAAAACGACACCCGAGGGGGGTGCCGACCCGAAGCCACCCGGCACCGGACGGCAGTTGAGCGCGCGGGACATCGACGCCATGAGCGTTGACGAGTACACCGCGTGGAAGGCTGGCGGCGGGCTGAAGCGGCTGACGGATGGCGCTCCCCACTAGAGCCCCCCCGGAGATCTGATCATGGCCGACGAAGTCTACGTTTCCAGCGCTGGCGACCTGCTTGCCACTTCCATCCTTCGCAAGGAGTTGGAGGTTTTGCTCCACCAGAAGCCGTTCTCCCTGGACCTGATGGTCTTCCGGGGCGACGTCCGTGGGACCGGCTCCGACTCCATCAAGGTGCGGCAGGTCGGCAACGACGACATCGGCGTGGTTGTCGCGGAGGGTGCCGCCATCGCGGGCAACACCGCCCTGACGGACGGCAGCTACACGCTGACCCCCGCGCGCATCGCCATCAAGCGCACGATGTCCGACCTGATGGCGATCGTGGACAGCAGCGGGCTGGTCGATGAGGTCGCCCTGGCGCGGTACAACTTCAGCGCGATCATGAAGGGCGTCCACGCCCTGTTCGCCACCGCGACGCAGAGCTTGTCGGGCACGGTCGGCGCGACCACGGTGGATATGAGCGCGACCAACTTCTTCAGCGCGCAGCAGACGCTCCAGAGCCGCAAGGCGAATGGGCGCGTCATCTTCCACGGGCACCAGCAGCAGTTCAACGACCTGCAGACGGACATTCGCGGCGAGGTCGGCCCCTGGCAGCTGGTTCCCGCGGTCCAGGCGATGCTCGACTTCAAGGGCGAGGACTTCAAGGGGCAGCTGAACGGCGTCGAGATCTGGACGTCGGATCAGACGCCCGACGCGAACGGCGTGGACGACCACGGCGGCGCGATGTTCGTGAAGGGCGCGATCGCCTACGCGCAGGGGTCGGCCAAGCCGGTCCAGATGCGCGGGCGGTTGATCGCCCCCGGTGGCGTCATCTACACCGACTATGACCCCGACGTGGACAAGGCCGAGGAGGCCCTGGTCACCAACGGCTTCTTCAGCGCCTCCGCGACCCAGGTCCTCCTGGGCTGCAAGGTGATCACCGACCACGTCTGATCGCTGATCGGGTGGCGCTTCGATGATGGAGCGCCACCCGCGGCGAGCAGGGCGGGGTCAAAACGAGGTGCCAAATGGCTCTTGACCCCCGCCAGCAGGCGCGCATTCACGGTGCCCGCCCGACCCCCGAAGCCTCCCCAAACCTCGCGCGCAGCGCCGAGGCTGCAAACCGCGTCTTCGACGTGCCCCGTGCCAACTTCATGCTCGCCCACCGGTCCTCTGAGTGGCAGATGAACGGCGACGGCGAGCTGGTTCCCGTGATCGTGCAGCTGTCGAAGTCGCCCGGGGTCCAGGGCGTCGGTCGCCGGGGGCAGTTTGGCGAGGCGCGGGCGTGGTACGAAGAGCAGGGGCTGACCCTGATCCCGCACGACATCCTCCCCGCCGACTACGTGGCGCTTTACAAGAATGAGCAGGGGCACCCTGTTCACCGGGTCGCCTTCGCGACGCCCGAAAACACCACGGACGGGCAGACCTTCTGGACGCAGGACAGCGAGTCGTGGGGCAAGTTCATCCGGCTCTTGCGGATCCGCAAGATCGTCAAGCCGCCGCTGCCGATCGTCGTCAAGCAGATGCTCGACCGGGAGAAGCGCGACCTGGACAGCCTCCGGTCCCCCGGCGATAACCACCACCTGCGGGTGCGGTACGACCGCGACGTGAAGCGGATCAGTCGTAACATCGGCACCCTGGAGGTCGAACTGGAAGCGTCCTTCCAGCTGTACGGTCGCCCCGTGTCTAACACGCGGAGTAGCGTGGCGGATCTCCTGGACGCCGCCCTGGACGCCGAGGGCGATGCGGCGGCGCTCTACGGTTCACCCCCCGCGGTGGAAGCCGCTGTCGGTCAGTGGACGAAGAGCACCCGCCCGACCGTCGAGGCGCTCCCCGACCGCCTCGCGACGCTCCAGAGCGCAGACACGGTCGCGCAGATGCAGGCGTTCGATCCCCGCCCGACCGCCCAGGTCCACTACGCGGACCGCCTCGCCCAGCTACAGATCCCGCTCCCGCCGACCGGCGACGACGACGACGACGAGGCGGTGCCCGCGTGATCTGCGCGTCCATCACCCCGGCGATGGAGTGTCCTGCGGCGCGGGCGGAAGTGCGCGCGTTCGCCGCAGAGACATTCCTTCGCCAGCAGCGGGATTGGCTCGACGTTCGGCGGCGATCGAAGGAGGCCGACACGTGGCAGGAGCGGGAGCGGTGCCGGGTCGCCGCCCTGCGAACGCTGCCCCCCACCTTCGAAGCCTGCCTGGAGTTCAGCCGCAGGATCCGGCTGCGCCGGGAGCGCGACGCGCAGCTGAACCCGAGGGGCTCGACCATCGGGCACACCGACAAGGGCTTCCGCTTCGACGGTTGACGCTCGCGGGGGCTCCGCGCATCCTTGGGTCCTGCGGATCACCCGCTGCCTCTCCAGGCTGACCCAGGAGCCCCCCAGATGTCCTACACGATCGTCTCCGCGACCGACCCCGTCCAGCCCCGCTTCCTGCGCCTGCTCTCCACGCTGGGCGTGGCGATGATCGCCAAGGGCGAAGAGCCCACCGCCCTGACCCCACAGATCCTCTGGGGTGATGGCGTCCCTGCCGTGGCGGCTCCTAACGGATCGATCGCCATCCGGCGCGACGGGACGAACGCCGCGGAGGTCTTCTACTTCCGTCAGGGTGCCGCCTGGGTCGCCGGTGAGTTGGACTCCGGTTCGGGTGCCATCGCGGACGCGGGGGGTTACTACACGACCGACACGATCGACGCCGCCTTCGACGCCCTGGCGCTCCAGATCGCGGGCGACGACGATGCGACCAAGGCGTTCACCGACGCCAACGTCCTGACCAACAACGACCCGCTCTACACCGCCCTGGACAAGCTCGACCAGGAGCACGGCAACGGGCGGCGGCTGCTCCGCGCGTTCGTGACGATCCCCGGTGGCAACGGTGCGGGCAACGTGGGCGACCTGTCCTCGACCCCCGTGGAGATCGTCGCCGCCCCCGGCGCGGGCTTCTGCCTCGACCCCGTCAGCACCCACATCTGGCTCGACTTTGAAGCCGCCGCCTACGACGTGGCGTGTGACCTCGACGTGAACCTGGGCGCGGGCGGTCCGTCCGTCTTCACCCAGGTCGCCAGCGCGGGCTTCATCGACGCCGTGGCAGACGCGCACCAAGCGCAGAGTCCCGAAGTCCCGCGGCCACTGCTCGACAACACAGCGCTGTTCCTGGAGGGCTCCGCGGACCCCTTCGGCGCGGCGGGCGACTCCCCGATCAAGATCGAGGTGCTCTACCGCGTTCGCGTGTTTGAGCCCGCATAACCGATGGC